ATCCGTTTTTAAGGCTCAATGATAATACGTCTCAAAACTCTGCGGCAGACTACATTGACCCTGATAACAGCGGCTTCATTGTCACTGGAGCTAATAGTCCGACAAATCAAAGTGGCGACAATTACATCTTCTACGCAATTGCATAACTCAACAGCATCACGAAAGGATCACTCTGATGGCTGAATATCGACACACTACAACAGGCGAAGTTAAAACGCAGGGGCAGTGGCGAGCGCACTACAGCAACGTCTCTCTGCCCCGTGTATGGAAGGCTGCAACACTTGCTGGCCTTAACCTAGAGGCTGTCCTACGCAGCCCAGCGGCTACAACAACAGCGTATCAAACGTCTGTGCGTGATGGCGTTGAGCAAGACGCAAACGGCAACTGGGTCGAGAAGTATGTTGCCCGTGATATGTTTGCTGATACGACTGAGGATGGCGTAACTACCACTAAGGCAGAGCATGAGGCTGCGTATCAAGCAACACTGGATGCAGCTACCGCCACAGCTAACCGCACCAAGCGTGATGGGTTGCTGGCTGACACTGATTACTTTGCGTTGACTGACGTGACTATGGACGCAGCTATGACAACTTATCGTCAGGCTTTGCGTGACATTACTGCGCACGCTGACTGGCCTAACCTAGAAGATGCCGATTGGCCGACTAAGCCTTAAAGGGGGAGAAGGCACATGCCGTTAATCCCACTCAATATCCCAGCAGGGCAATACCGCAACGGCACTGAGTATCAATCTCAGGGCCGCTGGCGCGATGCAAACTTAATCCGCTGGCATGAGGGTGCGTTGCGCCCAGTCGGCGGCTGGCGTCAGCGCGGAAGCGTTGATCTGGACGGCGTAACCCGCACGATGATCGCGTGGGAAGACAACAGCGGTGGCCGACGCGTGGCGTTCGGAACGTACAATAAGTTGTACGCCATGACATCTGGCAACACTGTTAGTGACATCACACCCTCTGGCTTTACCGCTGGTCGCGTTGATGCCACATCCTTTACCAGCTATGGCGGCGGCGTTTACGGCAATAGCCTTTACGGTTTACCCTCAGAGGACTCCGGCACTATTTTCCCAGCAACAACTTGGAGTCTGGAAAACTGGGGCGAATACTTGCTGGCCAATACGGCTGACGACGGCAAAATATACCAGTGGCAGCTTAACGCCGCAACACCAGCGGCAGTATTGTCAAATGCTCCAACGGACTGCTCCGGCATGATGGTGACTGAAGAGCGCTTTGTGTTTGCGTTTGGCGCGGGCGGCAACCCTCGCAAGATCTCATGGTCAGACCGTGAGGATAACAACACTTGGACCCCAGCGGCGACTAACGAGGCTGGTGACATTGAAATCCAAACCAACGGCACAATCCTGAAGGGCTTGCGCACACGCGGTCAAGCAATAATTCTCACGGACCAAGACGCCCACACAGCCACATACAGCGGCCCTCCATTCGTTTATGGCTTTGAGCGTGTAGGTACATCATGTGGTTTGATTGCTGCCAACGCAGCTGCGTCAATTGACGAGGGCGTAGTGTGGATGGGTCAGCGCTCATTCTTTATTTATGCTGGCGGCTCTGTGCGTGACTTGCCGTGCGAGGTTGCGGATTACGTTTTCAGCGACATGAACAACGACCAGCGGTCAAAGGTTCACGCCGTAGTCAACAGTCGCTTCAATGAAATCTGGTGGTTCTACCCAAGCGCCACCTCTACAGAGTGCGACAGCTACGTTGCATTTGACTACGCAGAAAACATTTGGACCACTGGCACGATTGATCGCACAGCTGGCGTGGATCGCGGCGTATTCCGCCAGCCATTCTGGATTGCTGCCGACGGTGTTTTGTACGAGCAAGAGATTGGCTTTGACTACGGCGGTCAGTCCCCATTTGCCGAAACAGGCCCAATTGCGCTGGGCGTAGGTGAGAACGTGATGGCTGTGCGCGGCATGATCCCAGACGAGAACACGCTGGGTGACGTTAATGCCACATTTAAGACACGTTTCTACCCGACAGATACTGAGCGTGATTACGGCCCATATAACATGGCTAACCCAACAAGCCTGCGGTTTACCGGGCGTCAGATCAGAATGCGCGTCACAGGCAACACTGACTCCGATTGGCGTGTTGGCATTATGCGGCTTGATGCAGTGGCGGGCGGACGCAGATGAGCCGAATACTCCCACCCATTACGGTAAATATAAACCAGTGGGCCGAGAATATGCGGCGCTACCTTGGCCGAGCTTTGGACCAGCTCGGTTTTAAGGAAACGTATTCGTCTGCGTCTGAAAATGGTGTGATGCTGTGGGATAACGTGAATGAATACCCTGTTGTTTCAAAGAATGGCGAGTGGCGTCAGATTGTGCTGGAGGATGGTCACGGCGACTTTTACATTGCCGCAGATGTAACGGCGGCAAGCGCAAGCACAGCTTATAAGTTGACTTACACAGCGGGAGCCACAAACGATGGTATCACTTTAGGCACTCCAGCGAGCAGGATTGTGTTTGAAGAGGCTGGTGAGTACGTCATATCCTTTTCCGCGCAGATTTCATCAACGTCATCAAGCACTGTGCATTTCTACTTTTGGCCTAGCGTCAACGGCACAGATATTAACAACAGCGCAATGACCACTGCCTTGCATCAAAACAACGCAACGCTAGTGACTTCTCGGACGCAGATATTTACGGTTGCAGCCAACGATTACCTTGAGGTCAATTGGATGACTGACAGCACTAGCGGCTTTCTTAACGCCACAGCCGCTGCATCACCTGTGCCGAATATTCCAGCCTCAACTTTGTCGATAACGAGGTTGCATGGATAAAGAGCTAGAAAGATGCAAGCCTTGGATTGAGGCAGCCCTAATCTACAGCGGCGGTACGCATGACTTTGATGATGTGGTTGTTGGCTTGCAAAAAGGTATGCTGCAACTGTGGCCTACGCCAAGGGGGTGCATAGTCACTGAAATAGTGGTATATCCGAAGAAACGCGTGTTAAACGTATTTCTAGGTGGCGGTGAATTGGACCAGATTTTAGATATGCACGATGATGTGATAGAATGGGGCAAGGCTCAAGGTTGCAGCGCTCTAACAATGTCCGGCCGGTATGGCTGGAAAAAACCATTAAAGGCACACGGCTGGGAAGCTCAGCACGCCTCGTATGTTAAGGAGTTTGAGTAATGTCAGGCGGAAAAGGTGGATCAACATCCTCAACGGTTGAAATTCCTCAGTACATTGAGGACGCGGCAAAGCGCAATCTAGCCCGTGCGGATACAATATCTCAAATTGGTTACACGCCATACTACGGCCCAGACGTTGCTGCGTTTACTCCAATGCAAGAGGCTGCGTTTCAAACTACAGCTGACGTTGCAAGTGCGTTTGGCACGCCCGGTGGTAGCATGTCCCAGCAAGATATAATGGGCGGAATGCCCGCCCCAACAACATACGCTGGCGGCGTGCGTGGATACTCTTCTGCGCCAATGTATGAGCAAGCTATGGCGGAGCTTGCTACGCGCCGTCCGGGTCAGAAAACGCTTATTGATAGCTTGTTTATTGATCCATACTCAGGTGTTGCTGGTGCAAATGTTGGCTCCCCAGTAGATTACGGGGACACTCGCACTCCCGGCGACTTGGGCGGCGGGTCAGTTGGCGGCGGTGGCGGTGATCTTGTTTCATACCCCGGCACGGGTGGCGGAAATGGCTCTGCCTTGAGCGATACTGAGATAGCAGACTACAGCCAAGTTATTGCCGACTCAGTGGGGCTTGATACTTTTGACCCAAGTACGACTGCGGAAGATCAAATGACGCCAGATCAGTATGCTGATTATGTGTCTCAGCCTATGAGCGATCCAGCTCAATTAGCTGCTGATAATATTTACATGAACAATCTCGGCAACGCAAACAGCAACATTGTGGATACGGCTAAAGGTCTGCTAAACATTGAGCCTTCCTTTGATAGCCCGTCTAGCGCAGGCTCGTACGGCGGGTCGCTGGTTACTGGTGGGTTGAGCGGCAATCTGACAGGCATTCCCGGATTTGCTGGAAACATAGCTGATAACATATTAAGCAGTGTTGCCCCGGAATATGCAATGGACTTGCAAGGCAAAAACTTTGCTGAGTCTGGTGGATCAACTTACGATCCAAACATGGTTATTACAAACCCAATGACAGGCACGACGACAACTGGCGGGTATGATTTTGATCCCAATGCGTTTAGTGCGGATTATGGAAGTTCAAAAATTAAACTTTCCGATTCTCTTGAAGCAATGCCGGACTTTTCTATAGATAAAACAGCTGAGCGCTATACACCCTCAGACATGCCAAGCACAGGCATGACCGCCACACCGGCCCCAGCACCTACGACCTTTGTAAATGATTACTCAGACCCAGCCACGCTAGCGCAATACAAAGCCGACAGAGCGCCGGGCGGAATATTTTACGAAAGTTCAGGCTCGCAACGACGCGAAGCTGAACAAATAGCGGCTGTAAAAGCTAAAGATGACACATTAGCCCAAACCGTTGACACTTCAGAGGTGATAAACCTAGCAAAAAGCAAGGATTCGGCTCAGCAATGGCTCAGGGATAACGGCTATGGGAATTATGACAGAGATGATGCAACAGACGTTCTTCGGAGCAAAGTGGCTGATATTGAAAAGTCTCAGTTGCAGCAAGGTTTAAAAGACGGCGTTGTTAAGGAAAATGATCGCTTCAGTGTTTACGTCGATGGGAAAGTAATTTCCAACCCCAAGAAGAAAAAAGAAGCTGAGGCAAAACTCAAGGCGGCGACGGGTTAATATGGCAATGATATATAAAACTCTAATATGTTCAGCGGAAAAGGACGTGTAAAATGGCAGGCGGAACAGGAATGCCTATGGGCGCGCTAGCAGGCGCAGCACTCGGCGGCAGCGGGGCTGCACCACAAAGATTCAATACGCAGTCCCCTGCTTTTTCTAGGCAAACGGGCGTTCAGGGCGATTACGGGCAATCTCTGCGGGAAGCTAATCACAGAGTTGACCGTCCAGACCCAACAAATTCAGCAAATTCGCGTTCAAATTTTGTTCAATACCAAGACCAGTTTCCTCGCCAGATTGGGCCAACAGTGGCGGCGCAGCCTACTGCACAGCCTAACGCAACATACCAGCCCGCTCCAATGGCTCCGCAGCCGGGTTTTAACGTAAACCAAGCTGCCGCCGGAGCCTTGCAGGGCGCAATTGGCGGCACTCAGCGGGCCATGCAGGGTCCACTGCAAGTTGGCGCTTATGCCAACCCATACACAAGCGCAGTCATTGACCGCACTCAGCAAGACATTGAGCGCCAGCGCCAAATGGCCACAAACACTATGGGCGCTCAGGCAACTGCCGCTGGAGCGTTTGGCGGCTCACGTCATGGCGTTGCCGAGGGTGTGACGGCTGGCGAGTATGGCCGCATGGCAGGCGATATGGCAGCGCAGCAGCGTCAAGCCAACTACAGCCAAGCATTGCAGGCTGCGATGGCTGACCGTCAGGCTCGACTTGGCGCAGCATCCCAGCTCGGCGGCTTGGGCCAGCAGGCGTTTAACACAGGTCAAACAATACAGCAAAACCAGCTCCAGCAAGGTCTGTTGCAGCAAGGTATGCAGCAAGCTCTTATTGATGCAGCGAAAGGGCAGTACGCTGGCTATACCGCATCACCAATGCAGTCCTTGTCAGCGCCATTGGCGGCGTTGGGTGCAACGCCCACTCCTCAGACTACTACGCAAACGCAAAAGCCCGGCCTATTTAATTACTTGCAGCTTGGCGCAAGTCTTTGCTGGGTCGCCCGTGAGGTTTACGGCGAGGATAATCCAAAGTGGCTGCAATTCCGCGAGTGGGTTATTGGTTACTCACCAAACTGGTTCTATAAAGCGTACAGCAAATATGGCGAAAAAGTGGCAAAGGTTGTGGCAAAAGTGCCAGCGCTTAAACTTGTCATTCGCCCGTTTATGGACGCTAAGCGCAAGGCAATGGGGTATAAGTAAATGGTTATGAATCCGCAGCAGCCAAGTCAACCGCGTGGCGGTCTCCTCGGCTTATTTGATAAAGCCATGAAGACTAACGAGGACACTGGCCTTAGCCCGCTGCAAAACTTTGCTGCGGCGCTTGACCCGTTAATTCTGAAAGACTTGCGCGGCGGCGAAGGCATACGCCAGCAAGGCGTGCAGCGTGCGGCAAGCATGTCGAAAAACAAAACTGTTGACATGCTGCGTAAACAGGGGCGGGGCGATTTAGCCGATGCTGTGATGAATAACACAATTGGCGCAAGAGAAGCGTTTAGTGTTTTGCAAAGTGAAAAGGCTGCTGACTTGGCGTTTAGGCGTCAGCAGTCGCTTGCAGGCGCAAGAACAAAAGACACTGCCTTAATGCGTAGAGCAGTAGCCGCTGGATTGACGCCGGGGACGGACGAATACAAAAAATTCATGCTTACTGGTGGTAATGCTTACGCACCGGGCGCGCCTGTTGAGTTTGGCACTCTTGATAAAGGCACTATGATGGTGCAGGGCCGAGACGAGCAGGGAAATATTACATATAAGGTTATGCCAATTCCGGGGTCTCAGGCTGCGGCTGATGTGGAGCAGGCGGCAGCGGCAAAAGATGCGGCAAGGGAAGGCGGAATCAAAACAGCCGGAGTTGTGCTGACAAATATAGACGAAGCTCAAAGAGTAATAAAAGAATCCAAGCTTCCTACATCTGGTTTCGTTGGCAGCTATCTAAAGAAAATTCCGGGTACTTCCGCCACTGACGTTAGCGCTTTAGTTAACACAATTAGGGCCAATATTGGCTTTGATAAGTTGCAAGCTATGCGAGACGCAAGCCCCACTGGCGGGGCATTGGGTCAAGTGTCAAACCAAGAGATTGATTTCTTGCAATCTACGCTTAACAACTTAAATCAAAATCAAAGCCAAGATCAGTTTAACAAGCAACTCCAAATACTTGAAAACCAATACCTGCAAACAATTGCAAAGTTTAACGCATACCCAGAAGAGGCCAAGGCTGCTGCTGGATATATAGATATTGGCACGGGTTCTTCGGGGGGCGATCAAGGCGCTGGGGTAAATGCTACCCCGCAGACAACTGTAATAGATGGCTACACTATTCGGCAAAAAAATTAGGACTGACTTATGCCTACCTTTGAAATAACAGCTCCAGATGGCAAAAAGTATGACGTTACAGGCGACAATGCTGAGGGAGCGTACAACGCTTTAATCAGTATGCTTGGGGGCGATCAGGCAGAGCAAGCACCAGAACCAACCCCCACCCCAACCGAGCCATACGTTGATGAGCAAGGCGTAACTCGCTACCCAAACTTGCAGCAAGTTGGGAGTAGCGCGGCTGATGATATTGTTAAATCTGGACTTGCTGGCATTGCGCGCGGGATTACCAGCATACCAGAGGGCGTAGAAATGGCCGCTAGGTTGCCGGGTTATGCTGCGGATCGACTGGGCGATTTAGCTGATTACGCCCTTGGCGTTGATACATCAAAGGCTCGCTACGGAGAAAAAGGCCCTAGAGGGGTATTTGATACTGTGAGCGGCAAAGTTGTTTCCGCAGCTACTGAGGCTCTTGGTGTTGACGAGGCTCTCGCCTACAAGGGCGAAAGCACGCCAGCGCAGTTTGCAGGTACTATAGGTGAGTTTGTTGGACCCGGAGGAATATTGGGTGGCGGTAAAAAACTAATGCAGGCCTCTGTTGCTGCTGGCGCTGGCAGCGAGGCTGCTGGTCAAGCGACTGAGGGTACGGACCTTGAACCTTATGCAAGAATTGCTGGCGCTCTAATTTCACCTTACGCGGCAAACAAGACGCTATCTGCGTTTCAAAAAAAGAACGTGACCTCACCTACGCTTCCAACATTAAAGGCAGAAAAAAACTCCGCGTATGATCTTTTAAAGTCAGAGGGAACTGGCTTAACAGGTACGCAGACAGCATATTTGGTGCAGGATATGAGAAACGTCCTAAACATGGACGACATCATACTATCAGCAAAGCCGTCTGTTGAAAAAGCTCTGGCCCTTGTTGATGAAGTTGAAAAGTCTGGGGCAATGAATTTGTCAAAGTTTAACGAGCTTCAAAAGGCTTTGGGGAAAATATACAAGACAGCGCCGGACGCGCCAGAGGTCTTGTCGATGCTGAAGAAAATGGACGACGTTCTTGCCGACGGAAGTAAAGATGCTGCGCTTATGCAGGCTGCGAAAGCAGCAAATTCTAAATACGCAAAAGCCCGGATGCTAGATAAGTACTTTACGCAGGCAACTCGAAACGCAAAAAAAGGAAATTTAATACCTAAAACAGGTGAGGCGTTTCAGGCCGCTGCTACCAAAATACTCAACAACGACAGGGCCGCTGCGTTTTGGTCGCCCGATGAGTTAGCCGCTCTGAAAAAGGTTGCGGACGGCACGATAGGCAGCAAAGTATTAGCGACGATTGGCAAGTTGGCCCCTACATCTAACGGTTTAACCTCTGGGATGAGTATTGCCCTTTTGTCTATCCCCGGCAATTTCGCCTATGAAATCATGGGCATGACGGCAGCCTCTTTTGCGAAGTTGGGCTACAACGCTAAAATCAAAACCTCTCGCAAGGCTCTTGAAGATTTAGTTCGCTCTGGCGGCGTTGCAGAGCCTTCAAAAGTTGTAACCAAAGAATTAGTCCAAGACATAGTTGCTAGATTAAGCGGCTTGCAGGCTCAGGAGCAGCAATAATGGAACTTAAACCAAAATCACGCAGCGAAATCGAAGGCATTGTGCAGGACGCAATCTCTGATGCGGTGGACTTTGTTGAGGGCGAGATCAGCGAAGACCGCATTAAGGCGCAGCGCTACTATGACGGTGAAGTTGACCTTGGTTACGAAGAGGGTCGAAGCAAAGTTGTGGCCACAAAGGTACGAGATACTGTACGTTCTGTGAAGCCAAGCCTGATGCGCATATTCCTCAGCACAGCCAAGCCTGTTGAATTTGTGCCGCGCGGTGCAGAGGACGTGGCGATGGCAGAGCAGGCCACTGAGTTTATGCACCATGAGTTTATTCGGCTAAACGGATACCGCGTTCTTAACGACGCCTTCCAAGATGCGCTGGTCAAGAAGCAAGGTATCGTGAAGGCATACTGGATGACGTATCCAGAGGCCGAGATTTACACGTTCACAGATCTTTCAGACGACGAATATACATATCTGGTGGCCGATGACAGCGTGTCTGTGCTTGAGCATACTGTTGAAATGTCCATTGAGATTGACCCAATGGGCATGGAAATGGAAATGCCTACTCACAGCGTTAAGCTCAGCCGACAGAAAGAAATGGGCGAGCTGTGCATTGAGAGCGTACCGCCGGAAGAGTTCTTCATTAACCGTGACGCTCGCTCGCTTGAGGACGCTTACGTTGTAGCCCACCGCACAGATATGCGCGCTGGCGACTTGATTGCGATGGGCTTTGACCCAGACGTAGTGCTTAACTTGGATAGCTTTGAAAGCGGCTCTGACATGACAGAGGCCGAGATGTATGAGCGACGTGGCTATGACATGGATACGTCTGATGACGATGAGCAAGACCCGTCCATGCGAAATGTTGCCGTGACTGAAGCGTATATGCGCATTGACGTTGACGGCACTGGCGTACCTGTCCTGCACAAAATCATCTGCGGCGGTACATCATACGAAATGCTGGACTTTGAGCCATGCGATGAGCTGCCGTTTGCCAAGTTTGAGGTAGACCCAGAGCCGCACACATTCTATGGCCGCTCACTGGCCGAGATTGTTATAGATGACCAAGACGCTGCCACGTCTGTGCTGCGCTCAATCCTTGACAACGTGGCGATGACAAACAACCCGCGCCTTGGCATTGTCGAGGGTGCAGTCAACATTGACGACGTGCTTAACAACGAAATCGGCGCGATTGTGCGTATGCGCGCTCCCGGCTCAGTCCAAGAATTATCCGTTCCATTTACTGCGGGGCAAACACTTGGCGCGCTGACATACCTAGATGGCCTCGTAGAGAGCAAGACAGGTGTGTCACGGGCCTCAATGGGCCTAGACCCTGATGCAATGCAGTCAACTACAAAGGCAGCTGTACAGGCTACTGTGCAGGCCGCAGCGGGTCAGGTTGAGGTTATGGTTCGCAACCTTGCCGACGGTATGCGTGATCTATTTGGTATCATGCTGCGCTTGATGAGCAAGAATGTTGACGAAGAGCAAATGATGCGGATGAACGGCATGTTCGTTCCGGTTGATCCACGCGTCTGGGACCAGTCGATGGATGTGAGCATTAATGTGGGCCTCGGCACTGGCCGTGAGGAAGAGAAGGCAATGGCGCTCAACCAAGCCCTCCAGATGCAAACGATGGTCTACCAGAACTACGGCCCGATGAACGGCTTGGTCAGCTTAACTAACATCCGCAACACGCTGGCCGACCAGCTGGCCGTTTCTGGCATACGCAATGCTGACCGTTACTTTGCGCCAATCACGCCAGAGATTGAAATGCAGATGTTGCAGATGCAGCAACAAGCACAAGCACAGCAAGGTCAGGCGGCTGATCCAAACGCTGCGTTCTTGCAGGCAGAGCAAATGAAAGCTCAAACAAAGGCTCAAACCGACATGGCCAAGTTGCAGCTAGAAATGCAGAAGGCAGCGGCCAATGACGATCTCAAGCGGGATCAGATGGCGCAGGACTTGATGGTAGACGCGGCAAAGATCTATGGCGAATACGGAACCGCTGTGGATGTGGCCCGTGTTCAAGCCGAGCAAGATAAGATGCGCATGATTGGCGGCATGGCTCAAGGGACACCACAACAATGACAACAGAAATACGCATAGAGGCCGATGAGGCCCGCCGTTTGAAAAACGACACTGCATTTAAGCAGTTTATGCAGAGTGTGCGCGAAAACCAAATGCAGGTTTTTGCGAGCAGTGGGGCAGCTGACGTGGTTGCCCGTGAAGAGGCGCACGCGATAATCCGTGCGCTTAACCAGATCGAAGTGGCACTCGACGCTGCACTTGCAGCAGAGACGCTTTTGGATCGCAAACAAAGGACGTAGCACCGATGGAATCGACTACCCTAGATGACGCAGTAGAAAGCCTACTCGCACCCTCGGAGGAAACTTCTGAGGACAATAATTTTGACGAAGCTGTGGACGCAATGATTGAGCCTGATGACGATCAGTCTGAAGAAATTGAGGTTGCAGACGACGAGCAAGATGACGTTGAAGCATCCAGCGAAGACCAAGACGATGATCTTGGTGATGTAGAAATTGACGACGAAGACCTAGTAGAAGCACCAGCTGAAGACACCAATGTCTTCTCCGTTAAAGTTGACGGCAAGGAAGAACAATGGACACTGGATCAGTTAAAGCAATCTGCTGCGGGACAAGCGGCAATTAATAAACGGTTCCAAGAAGCTGCCGAGGCGCGAAAGCAAATCGAACAGCAGGCAGCCGTATTGCAACAGCAGCAACAGCAAGTCGCTGCTTTGTATCAGCAAGCACAAAATGGTGGACTGCAAGCTCCAACCCCGCCAACACGCGAGTTGTTTGAAAGTGACCCAATTGGGTACATGGAAGAAAAGCTCAAGTATGACGAGGCCAAGGCACAGTTTGACCAAAACATGTTCCAGCTTCAGAATGTGCAGAAACAGCGCATGCAAGCCCAGCAAGAGGCTCACCAGTCCTACCTTGCAGAGCAGGCAGAAGTGCTGACTAAGCATATCCCTGAGATTGCCGACCCAGAAAAAGGTGAAGCAATCAAAAACGCATTGGTTCAAACAGGCATTGATTACGGCTTCAGCGCCGAGGAAATGCAAAATGTGACCGATGCTAGATATGTGCGGGCGTTAAATGACGCGCGTAAATATCGCCAGCTGGTAGCAAAACGCAAATCAGCGCAAGCTAAGGGTGAGAAAGCCCGGCCTGTGGTGAAGTCTGGTGCAAAAAAGCGTGTTGATAGTAATGCTGCAACTCGTAAAAAAGCGCAACAGCGCTTGCAGAAAACTGGCTCTATGGAAGACGCATTGAGCCTGATCTTAAATCAGTAAGTCTTTGAAAGGACACACTAATGGCACAGCCAACCAACACATTTGATACCTATGATTCCGTGGGTATCCGTGAAGACCTCAGCAATGTTATCCACAACATTTCGCCAGAGGAAACACCCTTCTACAGCAAGTCTGCTAAAAAGGCCGCAAAAAACACTTTCGTAGAGTGGCAAACAGACAGCCTCCGCGCTTCTGCTGCAAACGCTCATATCGAGGGTGATGCAACCACTGCCGAGGCTCGCACAGCGACAACTCGTTTGGGCAACTACACGCAAATCTTCAAAAACGCCGTTGTCGTATCCGACTCCGACGATAATGTTGATAATGCAGGTCGCGCAAAAGAGATTGCATATCAAACCTTGAAAATCGCCAAAGAGCAAAAATTGGACATCGAAAAAGCACTTTTCGACAACAATGCTCGCGCAGCTGGCTCTTCCTCAGTTGCTCGTGAGCTTGCAGGCGCACCAGCTTGGATGACAACCAACACTGTAGCAGGTTCCGGCGGTGCAGACCCAACCGGGGACGGTACAGATGCCCGTACAGACGGCACGCAAGCTGCTTTCTCACAAGCCAACTTTGACACTGTTATGCAGTCAATCTGGGTTGCTGGTGGTAAGCCTGACACAGTGTATCTGTCTGCATTCCAAATGAATGTAGCTCTGGGCTTCACTGGTAACAACAACCAGCGTTCCAGCGTACAAGCTGGCGACGAGCGCGTTGTTAAGTCCTTGGCAGTATATGTAACCCCTTGGGGAAGCGTAGAATTTATGCCAAGCCGTGAAAACCGTTCGCGCGACGTGTTCATCATGCAAGATAACATGTGGGAAGTTGCTTCCTTGCGTGGCACGAAAAACGTGGCATTGGCCAAAACTGGCGACAACACTACTCGCCAAGTTGTGACAGAACTCACACTCTGCGCCAAAAATGAAGCTGCAAACGGCATCATTGCCGACTGTACAACTTCATAATCTAAAAGATGGGGGCGGGAGACTGCCCCCATTTTCCTTTAAGTGGAGACTAATATGACAAAAGCTACAGTGACCGTTGCAAATGTATTCACATCTGCTGGCAAGTTTTTCAAAGGCGACGTGGTTAACCTTCCCGCTGACGAAATAAAAGCAATCAACGAAATTCGCGCTGGTGCGCTTGAGGCTGAAAAGCCAGCGGCCAAAGCAAAAGTTCCGGCAAAGAGAAAACGCGCTCGCAACGAAAACGGCACGCTGCGCGCTGACAATCCGTCAACCATTCACATTAACGAGGCTTGGGTAAATGATTAATACATCAACCAAGATTTCGGAAAATATCTCGTTTGATGGCGATGACAACATGGTTATCAAGCGGACCTTTGACGCATCACACATGCTCAAGGACGCTGCACAGGCCCGTGAGGTAACGAAGAACAGCTTTGCCTCAGACTACAAGCACGTTGGCAATGTTGACATGGGCTTGCTTGGCGTATGGCTCAAGGAAGCTGGCGTGGATTGGACCGATACACAAGCGGTCAAAGATGTGTTAAAACGTAAGCTAATGAGCAACGAATTTAGCGCCCTTCGGGTTTGGGAAGGCAGTTACTAAAATGGAAATGGACGCGATCTTGAATATACTATTCGGAGTTGTAATCGCTGGCATTGGCTGGTGGTTAAAGACGCAACGCGAAGAGCTAGATCGCCTCCGCATCTTACTCAACCGCACTCGCGAAGAAATGGCCAAAGAGTATGTCACGAAGTCGGACAGCTCTGAAGTCTTGTCGCAGATTATGAACAAGTTTGACCGCCTTGAAGAAAAAATAGATCGACTGATGGAGCGGTAACATGGACCCGGTAACGTGCATAGCCGCCGCGAGCGCTGCGTACAAGGGTATCAAGAGAGCCGTGGACTTTGGCAAAAGCGTCCACGAAATGTCTGGCACTATATCGCAATTCGCTAAGGCCGCGTCTGATCTGGACTTTTTAGAGAAAAAGTCTCAGAAGCCGCCGCTATACAAAATGTTTAGCGACAATGAGGCCAACGCCCTTGAGATATGGTCGCAGAAGCAAAAGCTGGCTGAATATCGCGAGGATTTACGAAGCCATATTTCTTGGCATTATGGCCCATCGGCTTGGGAGGCAATCGTAAAAATCGAGGGCCAACAGCGCAAACGCCAGCAAGAGCTGGTGTACAAAAAGCAAGAATTTATCGACAACTGTATCAGCTGGGCGGTTGGCTTAGCGCTGGTGTTCTGCGGGTTTGGCGCGTTGATCGTCGTCCTGTATTTTTTAGGCGTTAAGCATGGGAAGTTTTAAATGTACTTATTGCTTTGGTTCCAACTAACTTCGCAGGTCATACACTTTGAGGTGGGCCAGTATGGTAGTGAGAAAGAGTGTTTTGACGCTCTCAATAAAGCGTCCGTTTTAGTAACTAAAAATAACGAATATCTGCAATGTTTTAAGATTGGAGTTAGCCAATGACTGAGTATGACCTTAATGGAAACGGCAAGATTGACCTAGATGAGCGAGAGCTTATGCTTGAGGATCGACGCCTCCGCATGGAAGACGCCGACCACAAGCGAGATGCGCAGCTGCGCATGACGTGGTTTGCTTTGTTTGGATTGCTGATCTACCCGTTTGGGATAGTTGCGGCTGACATCTGGGGCTATGACACAACAGGGCAGCTTTTAGCTACAATCGCCCCCACATATTTCATAGCCATATCTGGCCTTGTCGCTGCGTTCTTTGGATTTAGCGCAATGGGGGCTAAGAAATGATCGGACAGATAATCGGATCACTCGGCGGCTTAGCTGCGAGCTATATTGACGGCAAGACTGCCGTGAAGAAAGCGGAAGCTGAGACCAAGATGAAAATTGCTACTGGCGAGATCAGCTGGGAGCAAGCCGCCATAGAGGCCAGCAATAATTCGTGGAAGGATGAGGCGTGGACATTGTGCTTTATTTTCATAGTCTTAGGCAGCTTCATACCGGGCATACAGCCCTATATGGCGCAGGGTTTTGCTAATCTTAATGCTGCGCCTCAGTGGTTTCAGTGGGCGATGTATGCAAGCATTGCGGCTAGCTTTGGCATACGCACAGTAAAGGGGTTGAAAAAGTAATGTTCCTCGCGGCCCTCCTGATATGCTCAACATTAGAAGCGCAATCTTGTGTGGTGGTCGCAAACACGAACAATATATGGTACAACGAAGCTGAATGTCAGGCAGACGCAATGAACTTTGCGCTTGAATTGGTTGACAAGGGCTTTGCCGTAAGGCCGTATTGCTTCAAAGTTGGAGAAAACACATGAGTAGAGCTACACCAGCGAAGGGCAAAGCCCGCGTTAAAGTTACCTCAAGCGGACGTAAAGTGAGCTACGGTCAAGCGGGTAAAGCGAAGGGCGGTGGCCCACGGGTTAAACCCGGCACGGCTAAGGGCGATGCGTATTGCGCACGTTCTGCCGCGCAGAAGAAAAAGTTTCCCAAGGCGGCAAAAGATCCAAACAGCCCGCTAAATCTTTCACGCAAGCGCTGGAAGTGCAGCGGCACTAAATCGAAGAGGACTTAATGAAATGGGACTGTACTCAAACATTCACAAAAAACGTGCGCGCATTAAAGCCGGAAGCGGAGAGAAAATGCGCAAGCCCGGCGCAAAAGGAGCGCCAAAGGCCAGTGCATTTAAAGCGGCCGCCAAGACAGCAAAGAAAAAGGCTAAAAAATGAGCAAGGCAATGGCAACGCTCCAAGCCAAGATCGGCGCAACAGCCGATGGTGAGTTTGGCCCAAATACAGCGCGAGCAATCGCAAAGCATTTCAACCTATCCCCGGCGCGTGGCGCTCACTTGATGGGTCAGGCGTCACACGAAAGCGGTGGCTTTAAGCGCACCCGTGAAAGCCTGTACTATAGCACGCCAGAACGCATCCAAGCCGTGTGGCCATCGCGCTTCCCAACCGTTGAAGATGCAGAGCCGTATGCCAAAAACCCAACCGGGCTTGCTGGCAAGGTCTACGCTGGCCGTATGGGCAATGAGAACGAGGCACAGGCCAGTCTGTACATTGGCCGTGGATTTCTTCAGCTCACCGGGCGGAATAATTACCGCTCGTTTGCTTCGGACATGGGCGTGCCAAAGGTTATGACTGACCCAGACTTGGTGGCTGACGAATACGCCTTTGAGACTGCGCTGTGGTTCTTCAACAAGAATGGATTGTTTGACATTGCTGACGAGGGTGTAACGGATGACGCCATCAAGCGCATAACTCGGCGCGTGAATGGCGGCTATCATGGCTTGGATGATCGAAGCAACCAGAGCAAGAAAATCCACACTTGGCTCATGGCCTAGTTTAGCTAAGTTAAGTTAGCTAAGTGCAGGTTCAAGATCAAAAGGCCAGCGCGGCAGTTGGACGGGCCGGGGAGCATTTAGCGCTCGCCCGGCTTTCCCTTGCGGGCTATCTCTGCACCTTGTGCCAGATCAGAGACCACGACGCGTATATACAGACGGATACACGCACGCTCACATTGCAGGTAAAAAGCGCCAGCAAAACGCATGGAATAAGCCAAAGGTACAAATTCCACACAATTAAAGGGAGCGGTCCAAGGTCGGACGTTTACGCCTTTGTCGCTGTTGATCTGGATGCTGTGGTCTTTTGCCGGGGAGACGAAATCCTCAAGACGACAACATATGTATCCGAGGCAGAGTTTCTAAACGAAAGCCAATCAATGCAAAAAACTCTGGACAGCTTTAAATAATCTCTTGCGGCTGCGTGAGGCTTTGATTAGAAAGTTTGAGTGGGTGGCTCAACCGTAACCTTTGTTTATTGGTTTTGCGTTACCGAATGTGCCAACATCACGCCACCCACACGATTACTTAGTATTCAACTAAGTTTAAATTATTTTTGAGTTTGTTTTCTAAGTCGGCCTCTTTAATAGAGTTTGGCCCTCTTGTACCCCTAAAAACTATGTTGTGGATTGATCCAGTTGCGCCTCGTCTTTCTGCAAGAAGAACACCAGCCTGATGGTTCACAATACATAAGTCATCTTTGGAAGTGTTTGATGGATCGACCAGCTCATCACAAAATGTTTGTGCTTTTTTTCGTATCGCCGTGTCAAGCTCGCTTGCGTCTTTAAATGTCTGTGCCTCAATATCAATAACGATAACGGCTCTTAAAGGTTTTCCCATTTTGTTCCCTCTCTGGTTATGAGGCTTAATAAATACACCAGTTAAAATATTTTGCAAGTATGTTTATTTAAAGAAAACCCCCGAACCGAAGTTCGAGGGTATGTTCACTTAGCTCTGGGGTTAGTAAAGCCCCTTTGAATATATAATTATATAATAATCGCGCTGTCAACACGATTACTAGAATATAATGCCCACCAGCGCCATCAAACCAGCGCCGCTGATGAAGCCAAAGATGGCTCCGATCAGACCTGCTGCGTTTATCATGCGCTCAAGTTCTTTGTCAGTCATCAATCATCATCCTCAAAGCAGTTATTCAGCGGCTGAATAGGTTGCTTGCTGAACACCCATCGCCATTGGCGCTTGGTGTAGCCCGGCACTTCAACAAAATCACGCACGCGATAGACCTTGTTGGCCTCCCACATTTTCTTGAGATAGCTTGACGTGCGCGGCACACTATCGCCTAGAAGCTCTGCGGCCTCTGCTGCCGTCACACGCTGGTCATACGGGATCAAAGAAAACAGGCGCTTGCCTTGTTCAATGCTGTGCTGCTTGCTTGCATCGGCTGCACGGTGCATAGATGGGGACATTGTGGTCGGCCTGCGTGGACCAGACGGCAGGGCTTCACGTTTGCGCTGGCGATACATGAGCGTTTCAAACTCCCATAGGCAGTGGCCGTATGTAATCTCAAAGCGCTCATGCTTATCCGTCACACCTTCCAGCTTCAGCCTCAATCGCTCGGCTGCGTCTTTTGCATCTCGCGCTTTAGTACGTCGAGAAGCGCTTGCTGCTCTTCCAGCCGCTGCTTCAAGTTTGGCCTCATCGCTGTCTTCTGCTCCGTCAGCATTATGCTGTTGTTCCGCTCCAGCCTTTTTATAATAATCTGAGTTTGGTCCGTATTCACGCTTTTTCCTTTCTAGCTTTATGTTTGCCGCCGAGCATATGCGATGTATTGTTGACGGTGATACGCGCAGCAATTCGGCAGTTTCAATTTGCGACATGCCTTGCTCTGCGCAGGCAAGAACGTGGCGGGTGAGGGCTTCGGGGTCGTATTTCATTCGTCTTCCTCCAAGGGGTCAATCTGGCCTATGCCGCTGCAAACTTCACATTCTTCCATGTGGCTTCCGAAGTCGCCGTGCCAAGTTGAGCTTTGGCGGACCCAAACATCGCGCTCAACCTCACCTTCGCCATCGCATTCTGGGCAGTTTATCCAATCTTCCATAGTCTTCCTCCTTATACGTTTTTGCATTTGCCTTCGTTGTCAGTGAACCACACATGGCCATCGTTTATAACCATATGGCCAGCGCCAATAAGAGCGTCAACAGCTTGCTTGTATGTAGAGCGTGGATTTGCGGCTGAGGACACCTTGCCTATGAAGTGGTCTTTCAGCGTCTCCTCAGCAATAACCCAATGCGTTCTCGGCTCTGGCCACCCAACCCCTCCGGGGTTTGGTTGCCCGACGCCCTCACCGCGCAGCTGAGTAAACACCTTGCGAATTAAGACTTGGTTCTTTCCCTTAATGCGCGGCTTGTTGGCCTCTTCAATCTCGCTCTCAGTGGCCTGCATAACAGTACAAGTAGTCACGCTGTCACCATCCTCATCGACGCCAAGCTCAATGACATTTAGCTTGAACTGAAATATAACGCCCGTTTCCATGTCGCGCTGTTTCGTGGCTTTGGCTGTGCGCAGGCCAGTGTTCTCATCGTAATCAAGCTCAATCTCTGTGTCGGTCGCGGCGCGCAAACTCGAATGGCCACGCGCACCAGCCGCTTTATCCTTGCCGGAGTGGTGAACCACGTCCAAATGTGCGCTGGTTATCTCGCGCAGCTTATCGCAATTGCCGATAAACTTTGTCATGTCCTCTGGCGAGTTTTCATTTCCGCCAGCCATTGATCGGCTGAGCGTGTCAACAAATATGCACTTCACTTGACCGTGCTTCTTTGAAACCTCGCGGCACAGTTTCTCAAGCACAGCCATGTCAACTTCGCCGTCAAGCAAGTTGACCGGGGCCGGACGCACAGCCAGCTTCACATTCTTATGCTCTGGGTATTTCTTTTTCAGCGCAACCACGCGATTGTGGAATGCCATGCCACCCTCGGTTGCGAGGTATAAAACAGAGCCGCCAATAACCTTGTGGCCATTCCACTCCTCACCGCAGGCAATGTGCCAAGCAAGGTCAAGCGCAAAGAACGATTTGCCCACGTTTGACGGGCCGTAGATCACAGACATTTGACCCTCGCCAAGCCAGCCCTTCACAAGATAGTTTCGGCTGAGCTGTGGGATAGCCTCGTCCGGCATAAAGATTTGATCCATGACGCTCTGCACGGTCAATGCTTTCTTTGCCGCTGCCGGGCCTTGGTTCACCCACACGTCAGAATAATCCCAGCCCTCAATGTCGGGCAGGATGTATTCAACGCCCAGCTCAGAGAAAGCGCGCTCGCACTCTTTGCGTCCGGCGTCGTCGTTGTCGCCTGCAATAACCAGCTCTGCATCTGGCTTGGCTTGTTGCAGGTTGTCAATCACGGCTAAAATATTGCCTGCATTTAAAGCGAACACGCATGGCTTGCCCGTGGCCTCATGCACAGTCGCAGCTGTGGCCCAGCCCTCTGCAACATATGCAAACTCACGAATGGGTCCGCCTATGACGCTGAAATTGCCAATCACGGGCAGCTGGTAGGAAAACTTTTTCTTGCCGTCGGCGTCAATGAACTGCGCGCCAACGCGCCTGCCCTTCACGTCAATGATCGGTATGGTCAGAGTGTCGCCGTCAACCTTGGCGTTGTGCAGTTTGATCTTTTTCTTTTCGAGGTACGGGTGGTCGCTCATGGCGTCACGCTCTGGCCAATCAATGTCAACTCTTGCCACCTCCATCTTTGGCGTATGTCCGGGCTGTGGCCACAATGACATATCGCGCAGTCTGTCCTTGATTGATTTGTAGTCATTGCACTTGCGGCAATTAACCATAACCTCGCCGTGAAACTCTTTGATCCAAAACCGATCCGTGCCAGCACATGATGGGCATGGGCCGTGATACTCACCCTGCGCAGTCTTTTTCAACTCAAGATTGCGTATGATGCTGTGGCCGAACTCGCTCCAAAGAGCGGCTGGAAACTTGCTTTCACGGCTAAGATCGGCTACCATTTTATCATACTCCAAGCAGGGGGGTGTTCGCGTATCTATTGTATAGCCCGACACTTTTGTGCCGGGCTATACTTTTTCTTAAAACGGAATTTCGTCGTCAAGGCCAGCATGTGCTGATGACGGTGTTGGCACTGGCATTGCGAATGGGTCATCCACGGCTGCCGCTGGTGTCGCTGTGATGCTGGATGTAAACCCGCCAGACACAGTATCGAACGGATCATCCGAACCCTGCATCTCCGCAAGCTCCAAGACCTGCACAGCTCTGAGACGCAGTGACACGCCGTTCAAGCTACCTGTGTTATACGGCACAACAACGACTGCGACGTTGACCTTGCTTCCGCTGGTCAGCATGAAGTCGTCCGGCAATTTATTGCGCTGAGCATCAACTTGCTTGGGCGGCTGTGTCTTGTCACCACCGTAAGCGCCTTTCAGCTTGCACTTGCCGATAACCTCACCGTCATCGTTGCGTTTGTATGGAAGCATTGATGGCTTCTCTGGCCATTTGCGTTTTGTATCCAGCGCCGCAGCGTTAGAATATGCCTCCATGCAAATGCGATGAAGCTCTTTTGCCTTCTCGTCGGACATTACGAAGCTCATCTCATATGCTGCACCGTCGTCAAACGCATCGCATTTCACTGATTTGTTCTCGTAAGTATCGAACTTGTAGGTGGAATTTAGACGCGGGTAACGCGCGGTGACTTCTGTAATCATGTGTTGCATTGTGCAACTCCTCTCAATGTTGTGCAGCACCCCTGCACTGGGATAGGTTAAAACGCCTCTTCACTGTCCATCCATGCGGGCAGGTGAATAGTGTTTAAGTCTGGCCACTTTGTGCCGTATTCCTCTGTTTCGACCGCCTGCTTTATGTCAACCAATGCAGAAAGCATACGGTTGTGAGCGTGGCGCAAATACATCTCAGAAAGCTCGTGGCACGCTGTGACGTGTGGCGCGTCCTTTTCGATACAGAGGAAGATAAAGTTCTCCACGCGAATACCGTTCAGTTTCAAGACGTGCATGTAGAATGCAGCCTGCAAATCATATCCGAACTGACGCACAGAACGCTCAAAACCTCGTGGTGATGCGTCTTGGGTCGTTTTGATGTCCAGTACAATGCCTGCGTTGCGCAGGAGGCCATCTGGGCGCGTCTTTAGGTCAATGTCAATGTCTGGGTCAGTGGCAAAGAATGAGGCCTCGGCCAGCATGTCAGGGTTTGTCAGCAAATGATTTGCCATGCGGTTCTTCATGCAAGCATCTGCCATGTCGTTTGCCAGAGAGTAATCAGCCTCGGTCAGCAATATCTTGCCAGCAGCATCGCATTCATCTTTCAAGTCGGACCATGCCTTGCCGCGCCGGGTCTCAGGACCACGCACAACAAGATCTTTCTCTGGCTCAAGCAAGTAAGCGTGAACCGCACTGCCCAATGCAAATGCCGGGCTGTCCTTGCGTTCAGCGCCGAACAAGTGCGCAATGCTTTTATTTGCTGCGGTCTTGATTGACGTTGAGCCAAACGCATGATGAGCGTGATACTCTTCGTTTGACATGTCTTCCGATTTGATGATTGTCATTGCAATACCCTCTTTTTATTTGCTTGGAGCTTGTCATAGTAATTCCTGCCAGCCTCAAGACATGCTCGGTAATTTCTTTCTGCGTCCCCATAAACATCCTGCAATACGTCTATCTGGGCTATATCGCCACCAACCCAGCGAGGGTTAACGATAAGGCAACCCTCAACACTCTCTATATTAGCAAGCGCAAGACCAACCAGCACAACGCCATCAGGAAGCTCAATGTCAATCTTTTGCTCGATAAGGTCGTACTCAACGTCCTTTTCCCAATCATATTCCATGTTTTCCTCCGTTTCCTCATTGTTCGCATATGTATTATATATACACAAGCACAAAGCGCAACTAAGATTAAAAAAAGTTTTCAGTTGCGCTTTTGTTAAGGGGGTAATGACTTCGTGAAGTTGTTACCCCTTTAGCGGACAGGCTGGACGTGTCCGGGCTTTGTCCGTGTCTGTCCATCACACCACCTCAATAAATGTTTTAGCCGCAGCGGCCCACAATATAATCGTCGGACGTTGCTGGCCCACGCGGTTAAACACGTCTGCCTTGGCAATTTTGCCAGAGTTGAACAAGCGCTGAGCCGCGTTTCCTGCGGTCTTGTGGTCAAGCTCAAAATAATCCGCCAGCTCTGCCGTTGTATGATACCCGCCCGCAAGAATGTATGTGAGCATTTCAGCATCAAGCGCTTCATTATTTAATGTTTGCGAATTATCTATGATTGCTTTTTCGCAAACTTCATTACTGCGCTGCAACTTCACTGCTTGCCATGGCGTGCCTTTGTCTGACTTGTCTTGATAGTTAGGCACAAGAACAGCCTCTATCTCATCGCCCGGCGCAAGGTCAAAGCCCTCGGCAATGTGAATTGGGATAAATACTTGGCCTTGAGTTTCCATATCGCAGGCAAATGCAAAGCCGTGAGCGTGCGCGTTTGTTATGATAATTTTGTTCATTTGCTTTCCTTTAGTTTTATGTTGCGGGCAATGCCCCACAATTTTTCCAGTGGCAATAGGTTTTCTTGATCCATTGCCCAGCCTTTGCCGTGGCCAAGGTCAATCTCGTAAGCCTGATCTAAAAAATGCGTCTTGGGTATGTAGCCCACAACGTGCATACGGTCAGGCGCTTGCTGGCATACCAGAATAGAGCAGTCAGCCTTGAATGCCTCGCGCTTCTTGAACAAAAGCCGCCCTGTGGTGTAAAACGTGGCTTTCACGTCAACAGAAATATTATCTAGCCATACGTCTCGGCCATCATCCACGCCTATGGCGTGGATGTGGTCGAGATCAAACACCTTAGACACGGCAAGCTCTGCCTTTACGCCCAACAAATCCAAGTCAGCGTCAGACCTGCCCTTGTCCCGGCGCTGATTAACAACGCCAGAAGCGCGAGCCAATTGCCAGCGCATCGCGGCGGCCTGATTGCATTGCGCAACCTCTTTTTGCGTCAGGTGTACGAGCATAGTTTGTTACCTTTCTACGTCAGACAAAACCTATTTGGGGTTTTGTCTAACACACTAAAATGGCGGTTCTTGGTCCGGGTGTGCCGGAACCCAACCCACGACAGGCTCCGGCACACTATTGGTTTGAGCATCCCGCAACGCTACAACGGGGCCGAACATTTGCATCAAGAACGTCGGCAGATGCTCAGACCAAATCACTTGCGAGCCTTTGCGGCAGCTCGCGCAATTACATCGTCAGCGGCTTGGGCTGCGCGCTCATCCTTGCGCATGTCAACCTCAAGCATGATATTTAAAACGCCCTCACAAATATGGGCGCGTTCTTCATGGTCAAGATCGAATGACTCGAATATTGTGCAGACAATAGCGCCCAAGTCGATACCCTTTATATTTTTAGGAAGGGCAACCAAAAAATCCTTGGTGCATTCGGCAATTTGATTCTGGCGTTCATTCATAACCCCTGCTCCTCTTTCTCCAGAACAATGCTGATGATTGACCTATGAATGCCTGTGTCGCCATTCAAATCAAGCCCATCCTTCACAAGCGCTGCGTGTATCTTGCGCCGGGCTGAAACAGATGCGCGGCTCAATCGCGTGTTCTGCGGGTGTGACCATTCCCAAAACTGAG